CCCACCGTGAGAGCATCGGCAAAATCCCTAACCGGGCCTTGTTCCTGATAGCCTTGATAGAAAAGCCCCTCTGTGTCTGCCGCAACCTTATCAGCCGCACTCATCATAAAGATTTCCCCTAGCTCCTCTGCCGTGATGTCAGGCCATAGGTTCCTCAATAACGCTTCAGCCTGTGGTGTCCAGCCGGTTTCTCGTATCTCGGCCAGGAAGCCTTCAGGATCGTCCTGAATATAGGTTATAACCTCGTCAATATCTTCTTCAGGGAACACAGCGCCGAAGACCTGTTCAGTCTCAAGACGTTGATTCTCTAGTAAGTCCAGCCAATCAGCTACACCTAATCTTCCGCCCTCTGCCTGATAAGTCTCATACATCTGCCGCCCTTCATCGGTTAGCTGCTCTGCGCTCATGGGAATCTCACCTGTAGGTAAGCCCATCCCCGGCTGTAAGAGAGTCATTAAGTCCGCTTTGGAATACTGCTCACCAGTGGGAGAGATATACATTTCGTCCTCTGTAATCTCCCACTTTTCCGGCGTGATCTGGCTAACACCAAAACCTCCCTCTCGCGGTGTAAACTTCAGCATCCAGCCTTCGTCTAACCTCAAGCCCATCTGAGTAGCTTCCTCTGCTGTGAAGAACATCTCTTGAGTAGCAGTACCAACCCTGCGTCTTTCCTCAATAGGCTCTTGCAGTTTAGGATATAACGCTCGCATATCTTTGAGCGAAGTCCCGTATTGACTCAACAACCTCTCGATCTCAAGTTGCTGAGATCGTTGATACTTGCCTAGTAAATCCTCAGCATTTAGGTTAACGGCCACTTCTTACCTTGCTCCTTCTTCCCTCTTATTACGTCAAGGACGTTAGGCTTACCTTGTGGTTTGGCCTGTTTTGTCTCTTGGACTAACTTCGCGAACCTCTCGTCTACCATGTCTACTGTGAACTTGAATTTATCCACGCTTTTCCTCCTGTGGTTTTCCTTTGGCAAACATCGGTACGACCTGTTCCCCTGGCTTCTCCTCTTCTCTCTTCCCTTCCATCGGACTCAGAGAGCTCATGGCTTTCCGTTGTGCATAAATAGTCTCAGCCCTCTCTGTCAAGATAGCAGCCTCAATCTGGTCTTGCTGCGTTGGTTTGGTCTTATCAACTAAAGCTCGCGCCCTTCGGTACAAGAATAGAATCTCATCCGTTTTCTCGGCTTGCTCTGACCTCAACTCCAACATCAACTCTTCGGGGTCCTGCACCTTGATAACTTCGCTTAATATGTATTTGTCCGGCAGTAATCCCCTGGCAGCATTAGCCATCGCTATGTCAGCAGCCGATTGCTCCTTCGATAACAGGAAGAATTGATACTTGATAGAAAACTCCCCCTCAAAGTCAGAAGGGGAATAAGTGTTATACCCCCCGGGTCGTCCTAGCTTTATCTCTCGACCCAGCGATACACACTGGTCAATAATCATTCGGTTCAGTGATTGATAGAACGACGCAATCATGGACAATATAGGAGCGAAGATGTCATTCCTTGCAGCCAATAGGTTAAGAATCGCTACTGACGATAACGGGAAAGTCAATGTCCCATAGTCCAACGGGGTCAACTCCCCCCTCTGAAGACAGGTTTCCATGATGGAATAGAGTAGGTTCGTCGCTGCCTTGATGTCATTAACGGGTAGCTGCCTGAATCCTCCACCCTTTTCCGTAGGAATTACCACGTCCTCTTGATAAGGCGATTGCTCCGGCCTCTTGGCCCTATCAGGATCAGTTACCTGAAGCTCTAATCCGCCCTTCAATGCCTTCCTGCTCAATGTCTTCAGGATAGTAGTTACCTCGTTCTTCTCCCCCCAAAGGCTACGGTTCGGCCAGAAGATACCCTCGCCGTGATGCTTGATGCCATCACCTAACGTAGACCCGATAGGACAGATAGATTGCACAAACGGCACATAACCATAGTGGTTAGGCTGTTCCCTCACCAGCTTTTTCTCGATGAAGACTAGTTCTCTTTGCCTGTCCCAATAGTCAATGACCTCATTCCCATAGGCCCTCAGCCCACTCCCTTCCCCTAACTCCTTGCTGTATTCCTTTAGAATCCTGGCCTTTGACCTGCTTGAGATAGGAGCTGCCCATGTCATTCCATCGTCATCTACGTCGTAAGGAAATTTCCTGCGGTCTATGGGCAGAATATCAGGGATGATACTGTCTTCCCCGTTTAGCCTGATACACACCCTCGCTGGAATCGCCCCTCGCATACACGCCTTCTCGTTAATGAAGGCATCTAGGCTAGGAATATCTCTCCTGGCAAGCCACTCATCCACCATATAAAAGATGTCATCGGAGAATCCTTCGATCTTCGACGCTTGCTTGTCGGTGAGATTCTTCCCCTCGATAACGGACTGTCTCTGGTAGCTCCCGGTAATGGCTATGGCCTTCTTTGCATATAGAAGAGGATCGTTGAGCGTAACATTCGCTACGTCCTTCTCATCTTCCGTCCCGTTCAACTTCTTCATGGTGAAGGGTTCAAGAAGATACAGCTTCTCATCCTCGTCCAGCCTGTCGAACAGGGGCTTAAACTCTTTTATCTTGTCCTGAACTTGCTGATATATCTTTGTGCTTTCGTCCATAGAAGTCTCCTATAACCCGAGGACTACCCACGCTACTACTACCCCCAACCCCGTCAGCAATAAGGCCATGAACGCCAGGATGAAGTTGATCTTGATGTCTTGCCACCGCAAGCGATGAGGAACATGGTTATACAAAGCGTCCCACATCATTGACACCTGCTCCGCTATTGTCTCAGGCTTCTTTGGTATGTTGTTCATGGCTCCTCCTTAATATCTCCACACGGGAGTCTTGCTCGATACACCTGATAGCTTATGAGTAGCTACCGCGTATCTTCTGGCATCCATGCCATGACTCCAGGCGTGTGACGTCTTATCGGTAAGCTGGCCGGTAGTCCTGTCTCTGAGATACCTGAAGTTTCTCTGTTCCTTGATGCACTCGGTACTGTCCTTCGTCCAGTGCTGATAGTATTGATTGACCTTCTGCGTGCCATACTCGACACTGCCTTTCCCCTTTACTGCTTCGATAACAGTGAAGCCTAACTTTCTTAATTCCTCCGCGCTCTTGGGTTCGTTAGGGTCAGGATAAACAGGTTCGCCCTTCACCCCAACTAGACTTAAATGACGTGCTATCTGGTCATTGGTTAGCCCAATACCACCCTCTTTTTTGGGATCGTAGTAAACCATCTGTTGAGAGTAGAGATTGTCCCCTATGATGACATTCTTGACTAACACCGTGGGGTCGGTAGAGAAACCATAGTCTAACCCGTAGAACACTTCCCCCATAGGTAATGTCTCTATCTGCTCAAACTGAGGATATACTAGACCTTCAATCTTCCCGATCAGTCCCAAGCCATAGATGTTCCACCAGTTAGGGTCCTTGTCTCGATATGATTCTATCTCTGTTATCTTAGTCGCCGGTATCACACCGACAGCATCGAGATAAGTCGAATGGTCATAAGCGTTCTCGTCTTCTGCCCACTGTTCATGCGCCCAGAACTCACCTACCGGGTTCCAGTCCAGGATTGTGAAGAGTTCTGTTCTGATGTCTAATCCCCGGGCAGTCTCCCAAGGTATGTTATTGGCCTCATTGACGAACAGAATATGTCGCCGCGGTCCCCTCACCTTGCTATCATCATCCGCACCGAAGAATTGAAACTTGCCCTTCCAGTCTGAGCGGTTGTAGATATGGTCGGTCTTGTTGTAGTAAGGACTATTATCCTTGTCTTCCCCTAGAATGTTGAAGAAGTCCCTGATACAGCCTTGCTTTAGGTGAGGCAGGGATTCGGAGACGATTGAGATGTCAAGGGGAATCTCTGACTTCTCAGCGATGACCTGGAGCGCCTGTAGGACGGAGTAAGTCTTGCTGCTCCACGTACCGCCTTCTAACTTGATGCGCCTCTTCCCGTCAACCCACGCTTTCAGAATCGCTTTGAATACTTTTGTCGTGCGGACTTCCAAGAAGTTTTGTCCTTTCGGCAACCTGGCCGATTAAGTCCTTCGTTTCGTTGTCAATAACAAAGATGTTGATTGTCCGATTGTCCTGCCGGTTATCAAGAACGAGAGGGTTATCGGAATATATCTTGTCCATCTTGTTCAGTAAGTCAATCGCCTTCATGGGATCGTGAAGTTTCACCGAAGTATGCACCGTAGAATGAGCGCCGTTTTCATCATACTCGGTTCGAGAGCGCAGTTCGTCAACAGCACCACCCATAGGGTGCTCTTTCCCGATGTTCACCCATGTCCCATCTTGCCCCATCTCCATAAAGTCCGTAATTGAGGCTCTGGCAATCTGGGACAGCCTGATCTGGCGTTCCTCCCTCGACATAATAGCCAACCGCTCTTCGTCCCCTAGTTTCCCCTTCAATTCCTCAAGACGGGCCTGGACTTGAGGTGACGCAAGAAGATCTCTAGCAGTCCTGCTTATCCATTTGGGGGAATAGCCTGCCTGCCTCGCAGCTTCCTGCCCACTCCCCAGT